GGCACAGGGCCGGGCGGGCACGCAGCACTAACCGCCAGTAACCCCGCACAAGCTTGTTTCACAGCAATGGGCGGAACTGATGGAGGAGCTGGTTCTCCTTATACATTCAATGCGGCATCTTGCTATGCAGGAGGAACACCAACAGCCTCAACTCCAACGTTCTCGCCGGGCGCTGGAACCTACACTTCCGCACAGTTAGTGACCATCAGCAGCGCCACGAGCGGCGCAACCATCTGGTACAACACCACGGGCACGTTCACTGGTTGCTCTGCCTCTTCCTGCGCCGGCGCATTTCAGGTGACAGGTGCAATCTCAGTAGCTTCTTCACAGATTCTCTACGCGATCGCAACCGAGTCCGGATATACCAACTCGGCAACCAGCTCCGCCGCGTACACCATCACCATCACACCACCGACCGGCCCTTTTACCATCACAATCAACACTACGGGTAAAATCACGATCACTGGGACTGGTTCGGTAGTCGTCACAAAGGCGCCTTAGGCAAGAGAACGAAAGGATGAAATGTCCGGCATCTACGATAGATAGATAGGCCAAAGGAGGGCCTGAGCAACATGGCAAACAATCTCAGGCCCGCGTCGTCGATCAATGATCTCCGGACCCAGGCCCACATGCAACTCTCTGCGCGCCTTGAGTCCCTTGACCTCACGCCTTTGCTTATCAGGACTCTGGGGACCAATCTTCCAGCCTCCATCTTGCCTTACTTGATATGGGAACTCGACATGATGATTCCCAGTGTCCCGATGCAGGCGTTGGGCGTAACATCCCAGACCATCATTCAAAACGCTCTTCCGCTCCACAAGATCATGGGCACGCCGGGAGCTATCGTCCAAGCTCTTGGCCTGTGCGGCTTCACTGCGACCTGCTATGAGGGACAGGCGTCTTGGGGAGGATCTGCTTATCCATCCAACCAAGGGTGGGCAGTCTTCCGTGTGGAAGTGAGCGGATCGGGACAATCACCTATCGGAGTAATTGACGGAGGCAACCGCGTATTCAGTCTCCCTTCAATTCCGGTGGGCAGTTCTCTCCGCGTCTTCTACAACGGGCTCTTGCAACGCCCAGGAGTTGACTACACATCGGCTGGGACGGGACTCACAATGTCCTTTGCTCCTGCGCTGAATTCTTCGCTGTGTGTCTTGATGCGCAAGGCCACAGACGGCACACCGCTCTACTTTGATGCAGTTGTGCCCACTGTCTCAGGATCGAATCTGGTACTTCCAGATACTCCGATTTCCATAGAACTCTACCGCAATGGAATGTTTCAAAGCATGGGGGCTTCCCCAGATCAACTCGGCTACATGGCCACGATTATCAACTTCTTCAAGCCTGCTCGATGCTTGCTTGATTCGGTCTTTTCTGAGTCTGGAGAGGACTACTACATCCTCGACGGGAACACGATCATTCCCTCTGTGCCGATTGGCAGCGCATCTTTTCTCGCTTGGGGAACCTACGCCGGAAGCGGAACTGAACCAAACTTTGCGGATTGGATTACCCCGACCGGAACGCTGAACGGGACCAACAAAGTCTTTACGTTGCCGCAAGCCCCGAATCCCGCCGCCAGTCTTCGGCTTTACCGCGGATGGCAAGTCCTGAAGCCGGGGGGCGTTGACTTCACACTGAGCGGCGCAACGATCACCTACGTCATCGCCCCGGCGCCCACGGCCACGCATCTAGCCTTTTACCGCTACTAGGGTGCGGTACAATCGCATTGACGGGTACAGAACCAGTCTGACTCGCCACAGGACCTTGATAAGAGGCTCAGTGGCGAGTCTTTCACTTTGGAGGGAACACTGATGGAAACGAAGATTGAACCGAACGAAACCGCTATTGTGACCCCTGTTATGTTGCCGGCCTGCCCGTATTGCAGCGATGATCCGGCCCGGCTCTCGATCATGAACCAGATCTTTCCTGGCGGCATGATTGGCGCCATCATCTTCTGCGGTAACCCGGAGTGCCGGAAGATCATCTCGACGCAGATCGTTGGGCGTATCGAGCAACAGACTGTAAATCAGGACTCGAAACCGCAAGAGGCCGTAGTTGCTGGCCCACAGTTGGTGAAGTCTCCGGAGGCCCTGTGAATCGATCAGTAAAGCGCATCATCGCTCTCACCGCTCTCTGGCTTTGCGCAGCCTTTGCCGTTGCCCAGGCTCCTATCGGCGTTTGCATCAACAATGTCGCACAGACCATCTCAAACGGCGTCATTGCTCCGATTCCCTACGCCACCGTTGCGCTCTGCACACCAGGCTCGACAGCTGCCAATTGCGTGGCGAACAAAGTCGGCATCTACACCTCGACAGCCCTCAGCACGGCAACCCCCACAAACCCATTCACATCTGACGCTGGCGGCAACTACTTCTTCTGCGCGCACGTGGGGCATTATGGACTGCTTATCAACTCCTCATACGGTCAGTATTTCGTTCCCGATGTGACCTTGGATGACAATTGGGCTGCCGGCGGAACAATGACAGGGACGCTTACTGACGCCGCCGGGTTTATCGGGCCTCTAACCGGCAACGCTGCGACAGCTTCCGCTCTAGCGGCAACTCCGTCCGATTGCAATCCACTCACAAACTACGCTTACGGAATATCTGCGAACGGAAACGCTCTGTGCAATGCGCTTCCTGCTGCTGCCACGCTCTACTACCAAACAGTGCAGGAGAACGGATCGGCGCTCGCCCAGCAGCCAATCTTAAACTTCGACGGAACGGTGGTAGGCAGCAACGGGACTGGAAAGACTAACGTTGGACTTCCGAACACTGGCACGGCCGGCACGGTGACCAACCCCTCATCTATTACCACTGATGCCCAGGGCCGCGTTACATCGGTATCTAGCGCGGTCACTTCCCGAACATGTACCAGCAGCATTGCCAACTCCACCTACGCTTGCTACCGCATCTTTGCCGACGGAACTATTGAGCAATGGGGAACCTCCAATGTTTTCGGCGGAACTGTGGCGACTGACATCTCGATCACCTTCCCTATCTCTTTCACCAGCGTCAACTACGTTGTCCCTAGCTTCACATCTGAATACTGCACGGGATCATCGGGAACATGTAGCGGGACTCACCCATTCACCTGCTCAGTCGATAAAGCTTCTGGTGGAATCACGACATCGGGTATTACCGTTTGGTTCGACGGCAACGGCAACACTATTCAGCAAGGCCAGTGTGCGTGGCGCGTAATCGGCTACTAAAAATTGGAGTTATGGAGCGGGACAAAGATGGTTGAGCGCAGAACGAACGTAAGCCAATTCGCGGGAGTGAACGCTCTCCAAAAAGACATTGAGCGGCTTACCAAAGAGCGTGACGCACTCGCCAAAGAGCGAGAGAACTCGCAGACCAAACTACTCGAAGAGCATGGCGCATCACTAGCGGCACTGAAGACCGACCTAACGTTACTAGTGGAACGCACAAAAGACCTCCCCGCTGCTATCGAAGGTCTCAACACTCGATTGACTGCCCAGGAACGGTGGAAGATCCTTATGACCGGCTACGCGGCCGCCTTCGGAATCATGGGCGCGTTCTTGGGGTGGATCACAAATTTGATCTTCCGAGCGCACTAAAACGGATTCGCCATGGATACACCGAGTCCTAATCCGGGATGGCCCCGCGATCTTCCGCAACCCGACGACCTATGAGGGCAACATGAACAGCTTTCCAAAGATCGACGTACTGGCCGCCTGCGCAAAGTATGGCCCGGTATTGAAAGTCCCGACAGGACTCGACGGTGAACGTATCATGGCTGCCCTGGCTTCTAACGAAAGCAGCACTGGCAACGACTGCGGGCCGCGGCATGAACCTGCGTACGACGTAGGCGGTTCGGTATGGGCTTCGAGTCCTGCGCAGCGCGCGCTCGTGGCCCAGTACGGTCGTCTCGGGGCCTCCAGTTTTGGCCCATGGCAACTCATGCTTATCAACTACCCAGGGTTCTCGCCGGCAGAACTAGAGATCAACCTCGACGACTGTGCCCGCGGATGCGTCAGTCACTTCAATTCCTACGTAGCGCACTTCGAGCCCAAGAACCTGCTGGATATCGGTCAAATCTGGAACCTCGGCCACAAGACGGTCAACCCTCCGGCTGGCGTTATCCGCTATTGCTCCGATTTGCAGAAAGCCTACGATTCTGCCGTGAAGCAATCCGTATCTGGTGTATCCTGATTCCAATATGATTTGGTTTATCAAAAACCTGTTTTGGAAGCGCATCTGCTCTCTTTGCGACGGCAAAGGTTGGATCGAAGTCGGCCATTGCGAAGGAATTCAGGAGCATCTAAAATGCTGCGTTTGCAGCGGGAAGGGAACGCTATGAAGATTCCCGAGCCATTTTGGGCTACAGTTCTCGCCGTACTGGGGGTTATTCTTGCACTGGCTTGCCTCTTTGCTCCATCTCCGGCAAACATCGTCCTCGCCGTGCTTGCCATTGCCTCCAACCTCGTCAGCGGTGCCCTCGGAGCCTTTGCCGGCCACGCAAGCGCAACCAGCAACTCCACAGGACCCAACGCCACCATCAACAACCCTGGCGCCACCTTTCCCGGTGACGCTTCCAAGTAGCGCCAAGGAGGCGCACGACATGGGATTTTCAATCAAGGCAGTTATCATCGACATTGAGAAGGACGAAAAGACTTTCGTCAGCTTCCTGGTCAAAGAGTACGCGGAGTTCTACAAGAACGAGCCCACGCTGATCCAGGTCATCGACACCACAGTAAGCTATGCGGAGGACGGTCTGGCCATCGTTCTTCCGCTGGTTGGAGCAGGCACGCTGGCTGGCCCCATCGATGCCATCGTGGAGGAGGCGGTAACCGACCTCAACCGTGCTTCGGCTTTGGTGTACGACTTTGGCCCGAGCCCCACCGCAGCTTCGATCTTCGCCGCTGTGCAGACCAACCTTGCGGCTTTGGAGACGGCGGGGCACATTACCAACCCGGCCACGATTGCCAAGGTCAAGCTGATCATTAACGCCATCGGCACGGTTGCACAGTTGATCGCCAAGGCGGTTTTGGCGGCCTCAGCACCAGCACCGGTAGCCTAACGATATTGCGCTGCTTAGATACGAAACGGGGAGCAGCGCAATTGTAGCCATGGGCGGTTTTTTGTCGAGAGGCTTGGGCCGCCCGATTTTCAGAGGTACACCATGAGCAAAGACCCTTACGTTACACCTGCACCGAGCGCATGGGCCACAATCAAGGCTGCGCTCAAGTTCATTTTCGCAAAGTCGAAGCCATGATTGAATTCCTGAAAATCCTATGCTGGGGACTACGGAAAAAAGGGTCTCGCTGAACATGGAAGCGCTGCAAGCTGGGAGTTTGGGGATACACGCATCGCAAGTGCGTTCTGTGCGGAAGAGTCAAAGCGCTCAACTCCGGAAATCGCTGTGATTCCTGTATTCGTGCCTCATGGCGCGGAATCATAGAAGCAATCGACAAGGTGGCACCATGACCATATTCTGGCGACGTGTCCTAGCCTTGTGGCTTTCCCCATCCGCTTTCCTGTGCGGAATCGCTGGGTGGGCCGCGTGGCAAACTTACCCGCACATCATCGTGGCCACGGACAAGTGGGGCAACGCGGCACCTGACCTGAAGCCAACGCTTGACCATCTCAACCGCCCATGCAAAGGCCCGGCAGGCCCCGACGCTTGCGGGACACTGGCGCAGATCAACAAGACAGTTATTACAGCCGGGGACGCCATCGTGCGCACTCAGTTAATTGAGCGCGCCGCCCAGCCGCACATCATCTCCGCCATGGACGAGTTCGGCCAGACAGCCAAACATCTGAGCAGTACAGCTGATTCTCTCAAGGGGACCGCAGACGCTCTCACCGGCACGGCCCAAGGCGCTACCGCAACGCTGGCAGAGGGCCAACGTACCATTAAGGCCGTACAGCCGCTCCTGAGCCAACTGACAGCGAACGGCGCATCCCTACAGGCAACTACGGACACGCTGAACGACGTTCTCAAGCGTCAGGCGATCGGAAAACTGCTCGACAACGCGGCAGGAATATCAGGCGACTTCAGGACCATCGCAGACAAGGCCACTGCCGACTTCATCCGTCCTGTTCCATGGTGGCAGCAGCCTATCAAAAAAAGTAGTCAACTCATCGATATTGGAGCCGCCATCGCGCGGCACACCCCTTAGGAGTCAAATTCAACATATGGAGGATTGCAGAGTAGCCAGAGCATAAAGAGGTCAGTCTTTCGGGACTGGCCTTTTTATTTGATAAATATCCTAAAGTGAAGCAAATTCTGATTTATAATGCAGAAATGATCGACTTATCAACCCGCCTATTGCTCCTCAACCGCAGGACCCGGATTCAGCGTCCTGTTGAGTCCCTGAACGCTTATCAAGAGGTCTACACCTCTCTTTCCAGCCTCCAGGATGAAGCGGTGATGTGTCCGCGGTCGATGAAAGAGCCGATGCGGGAGGCCATGGAGCGGGTGCGGGGTGAGGTTGGGGACTTGGATGAGTTCGTGGCCTGCGAACTGGAGTACCCCTCGGTCAAGGAGATGCAGAGCTACTTCATGGGCCTCCAGGTTGATTCGATTGCCCTGGCCATCTGGCAAATCAGGGCTAAAAAGTCGCTTATCGACAGCGACCAGACCGGCATCGGCAAAGGACGGTGTGCGGCGGCGGTCTGCCGGTGGGCAATCCTTCACGGAGTCCTGCCGATCTTCGTCACCTACTCGGATACCCTCTTCACCGACTTCCAGCGCGATCTTGACGACATTGGCTTCGGTCCGAGCGTCTGGCCGCTGCTCTTCAATGCCGGGGCATCCATAACCGAGCAGGCAACAGGACGCAAAATCTTCGCCAATAAGAGCAGCATGAAGGGGGGCCTGACCCGCATATCCGAGACTGGAGAACTGCCGCGCGCGCGGAACGCCGTATACCTGACGTACTCGCAGATCAACACGATCAACATCCAGCAGGAAGCCCTGAGACGGTTGGCGCCGAAAGCCATCTTCATCTTGGACGAGTCACACAATGCAGGCGGTGACGAGTCGAACACGGGAGCGTTCTTCCAAGAGGTTCTTCCCGCGGCGCACGGCGTGATGTTCCTGTCGGCAACTTGGGCGAAGCGTCCAGACAATATGACGCTCTACGCGACAAAGACAGACATCTCGATTGCCATTCCCGACAGCCAGTGCGTCTCTGACGCCATCCGCGCCGGCGGTCCACCCCTACAGACTGTCGTGAGCCATCAGCTCGCCCAGGCAGGCCAACTCGTGCGGCGTGAGCGGTCCTTTGAGGGCATAAGCATCTTGAATTTCATTGACGACCGGAATCAGCTTTATCAAGAGCAGGTGTGCGACGATGTGACAGAAGTCCTGCGCGCCATATTCAAGGCGGATCAGGACTATCACCAGAACGATTTCGAGACGTTGCGCCTCCAGTACAAGAAGCGGCACATCAAAATCTACCACCACAAGTTCAGCGCCATAGTCCACAACATCGTGAAGCAGTTCCTCCTGGCCTTGAAGTCGGACGCCGCGGCGGATTGCGCCATCGAAGCTCTCGGACGCGGGGAGAAGCCGATTGTGGCCCTTGAGAGCACCATGGGGGCGTTCCTCGACAGCTATGTGAGCGCGGCGAACCTGAGCGAGGGCGAAGTGCTTGATAAGCTCTCATGGTCCACCATCCTCAGACGTGCGCTCGACAGGACCCTCCACTACACCATCAAGACCTCAATGGGCAATGACCGTCAAGAGTTCCCGCGCCATCTGCTCTATGTCGAGACGGAGGCCAAGTACCGGGAGGCTGAGCGGCTGCTGGACGCCCTTGCGGTGACGTTGCCAGTTTCGCCTATCGACTGGATCAGGACTCGCATCACGCAAGCTGGCTTTACCGTGGCAGAGATTACCGGACGCTCGTATCGAATCAACTATGCGGGCCCCGTCCCGGTTCTGTCTTCAGTGCCGTCCAGCGAACGCAAGGACCGCGTGCAGACGGGGAGCTTATTCAACAATGGCGGTGTCGATTGTTTGGTCCTGAACCAGGCCGGTTCGACGGGCATCAGCCTTCACGCATCCGAGAAGTTCAAAGATCAGCACCAGCGGCACATGATCGTTGCCCAGCCAGCCGGCGACGTCAACGTGTTCATGCAGATTCTGGGAAGATCGAACAGGACCGGCCAGATGGTCCTGCCGCGGTACACGATGCTCTCCTTGGCCATTCCCGCAGAGATTCGCCCAGCCATCAGTCTCGCCAAGAAACTCAAGAGCCTGAACGCCAACACCTCGAGCAACACCCGATCAGCAATGAGCATCGAGGCGCCGGACATGATGAACAAGTACGGCGACAAGATCGTGGCGGAATGGCTGCACGAGAATGAGCAGATTGCCCGTCTCATGGGCCTCACGATG